GTGGGGGTATACAAAGCATGACCCACCTCATGCGAGATCAGGAGATCAGTAACGTGCTCAGGGGCTTTGTTCCAGTTAGGCAGAGTGAGAACACGAGTGTCCACATTGAACTGGGCAGTCTGAACGTTACGGTTCTCAACGATCAGGTCTTCCTGAGCGAGCAACTTGGCGAGAGTACCTTTAACTTCAGACATTGTGGTGTTCCGTCGATGTAGATACTATAAGACCCCCGACGCTGGTCGGAGGTCTTGGTGTGACGCTTTTTGAAGTGGCGCAGTGCCTCCTTCCTCGCTCGCATTGCTTGCGGCTTAAGGTGGCGCTTCTGATCTTTCTTGGAATGGTGCTGCCAGTTTGGAACGTTAGTCACGTTGTCTCCAGTCGTCGGGTTTGTCTTGCTTGAACCAGTCTACTATCTCATCGGCACTTTGGAAACCCGTCCTGTAGTTAGATGGGTCGGGGTCACCCAGTCCCATCTTATTCATAAAATCATCCATGCTACCATCAACCATGTCTGGGTTAGCCGCTTTGCGTCTCGCTTTGTTCAACCACTCACGAGCAGTAGTATGAGACTTAGCAAGTTTTTCTGCCCATATCATTTCAGATATAGACACCTCTTCGCCCTGTACAATCTTCTTACAGATTGATTCTAAGCGAAGGCGATATGCGGTGGATAGCATTAGATGTCCGAAAGATAATGTTCTAGTTGATTGATCTTTTGAAACTCAGCGTACGCCGTTTCCGAACGTATGTGAAGAATGTCTCTGATATCGTCCACAATGTAACTTGGGTCGATGCCATCGTCAAGGTACTTATCGATTGCCTCCTTGAGGTATCTGTACCTATGCCATTCTTGGGAATAAGGTTTGTACATAACAAAACACTATAGAGGTATTTATTGATCCTCTATAACAGTAGAGAAGTTCAACTTCTTCTCAACACGCAGCACCCGAGAAAACTTATCTTGTAAAATGTCAGGCTTGTGAGAGATCACAAAGACATTTGAGTTGTCCGCAAAGGACTTAAGAATTTTAATAAAGTCATCAGTACCAGCATTGTCAAGACTGCTATCAAAGATCTCGTCTAAGCACAGTAGATTAGTACATGCGCTGTTCTTCATCTTAGCAATCATTCGCCAGGTGAACAACAGAGCCAAGTCAATTCTCATCTTTTCACCTTCAGAGAAGGAAGCATATGAGAAGTCATCTCTGTACCGTGACTTGATAGTCTCCTCAAAGTTCTCGTTAAGTTCAAAAGAGACATAGAAGTCTAACTCTTTGAGGTAACGATTAATCAACTGGTTCATGACAGGCAGATACTTTTTAATAATCTGACTCTTAATACCAGTATCTTTAAGTAGACTCACCACGACTTCGTGGTTAGCAAGTTCTTTCTTTTTGTCCGATATATCTTTCTCAATCTCCAACCCATCATTGATAAGTTGCTTCAGTTTGTCTTGCTCTCGCTTGACATTCTCCCCGCCACCATCGGTCTTTTCAATACTATCCTCAATCTTTTTAATTGCGGATTGCTTCCAGGAGATCTCTTTATTTTTAGAAGTGATCTCCTGATTGATAACAGCAATCTCTTTGAGGATAGCATTCTTCTCAGTTAACTGACCATTGATAACTGAGATCTTTGCTTCGAGATCCGTATTAGCCTTTTCCAGTTCTAACAGTTGAGAGAGAATAGTTTCCTTCTTTTCAGTTCTAAGTTCTTCAGTAATACTTTGCTTACAAGTGGGACAGCTATCATTCTTATCGAAGAATTTATGATCGCTATTCAGTTTCTTATTCTTGTCTGTGAACCTAGTACGGTATGTGGACAACTCTTTTAGTTGCTCCTCACACTTATCAAAGGGAACTGCTTTCTCATTCAACTCTTCAACAGAAGCAGACCAAGAAGAAATTTTCTTAGTCATATCTTCAATCTCATTACGAAGATCGGTGATCTGAGATTGACGTTGAACGTTAGACTGGTGACTTTGTTCTTTAAGATCAGCGATAAATCGCTGCTGGATCTCTACTCTCTCCTTAGCCAATTCAAACTGGTAATCTTTGTCACGGATAGAGTCCTTGAGACTACGAACACGATCTTTAAGAATAGTGTTCATAGAAGAGAAGATCCTAATATCAAGAAGATCTTCAATAACCTCCCTGCGGTGGGCAGGAGTGAGTTGCATGAATGGAACAAACGTAGATGATCCGAGGATCACTACCTGCGTAAAAGACTTGTAGTTTAGTTTTAACACAGACTGTTCCAACCAAGTCTGCTGATCTTTAGCAGAAGCTTCCTGGTTAAGTGGAACACCATTGCGGTGTATCTCAAACAAGTTTGGCTTCTGCCCGCGAATGATTTTCCATTCGGTAGATCCCACCTTAAACTCTACCTCTACAACACAATCCTTTTCATTGATTGCGTTGACCAGTTGAGGTTTGTTTATTTTGCGGAAAGGTTTGTTGAACAGAGCAAAGCAAATGGCATCCAACATAGTGGATTTACCTGCTCCGTTGGAGCCGACAATCAGAGTCGAAGGGTTACTTTTCAGATCAATCTCAGTAAATGAGTTACCCGTTGAAAGGAAGTTCTTCCATCGGATAGTCTGAAATACAATCATGATTTAGATAGACAAATTAGAAATCAGGAGGGATAACTATCTGATCAGGTGTGACCACATAGTATGGGTAACCATGCTGATGGCATGTGCCAATAGCATCTTCGTCTGACACTTCGACTATACTCATTTCTGGATAGTCGTCCGCCTCCAGTAATAGACTATAGCGCATCGCATCGTCTTTGTCAACAAAAAGATAAAGTGTCTTTTGTCCGAACTCGTTCTCGACAGCGTAAGCACCTTCAGTTTCCTTTCCTTTCAGTGCTAGTACGAACATTAGACTAACTCCAGCGCTTCTACATACAGAGACTTCATGATATCTTTTAAGCCATTCTTATCGTGGTATGTCATTTCATCGACATACTTTTCCAGAATGGTTAGGGTATCTTCCTTCTCTATATCTATATCACTATCAAGGTCGCTGTCAAAGATAGAGTCTTCAATGATCTTAACTTCATGGACTCCAGCAATATACAGTTGGCTTACAAAGTAATCAAACTTAGCAGCGTCTGTCTTATCTTCAACAATGACCTTGATGATCTTTCCTTGATATTGTTCTAACTTTTTAGGGATCTTCTTTTCATTGTAGAAGACCTTCTCATACATTTCGTATGGGTTAGGAACAAAGGTTAGTTCCAGGGATTCTGAATCCCAGATGTGGAACCCACGGGTGTCTCGGTAATCGTTCCAGTAGAGTTGATAGGGGTTTCCGAGGTAGTGGATGTTCCCTCTGGAAGATCGGTGATGGTAGTGACCAGACATGACCTGTTTGAACTTCTGAAATAGCTCGCAGCCCAAACCCTTGTCCATGATGTGTCCTCGATGAGCTTCAAATCCGTTGAGCTCAAGGTGCCCCATCGCACACTCGCAATTTGTTTCTTCAATAAGTTGGAAAGTCTTTTCAGCATTCTCTTGATTGATCCATGGAATAAAAAGTAATTTACGACCACCAATCTGAGTCTCAGTTGGTTCGGAGTAAACAGTAACATTACCATACTGACCCAACACATTGTCAAGTGTGTTGATCTCATTAGTGTCTTTGAAGTAAGCCGTATGGTTACCGACTACAGCATGGACAGCGACGCCCATTTCTTCTAGTCGATCATAATAATTTTTTCGCGCCCATTCTATAGACCATAGATCTACGTTCCTTCTATTGTCAAAGGTATCACCAAGATCAATGACCGTAGTGATACCTTCTTTCTCTAGAGTTGGGAAGAAAACATTGTTATAGAATTTCAAAAAGAAGTCGTGAAATACTCTACTCGACTTCCTAGCACCGAAGTGCTGATCAGTAATAATTGCTATCTTCACTTGGTACGAATCTCAGCGTTTTCTTTAATAGTATTATAATCGGAATATGAATCCATATCATCACTGTAGAAAACTTCTCCGAAGTCTGATCGTTGTACGATCTTATTCTTAATCTCTAGTTGGCGTTTTTCTTTCTGAATGCGTCTGAGGAAAGCGTAGTAGATAATCTGAGTGAAGTAAGCAAATGGATTACTGGACTTAGAAGGATCAAAGTTTTGAATATACTGTACACAGTTTTCAATCCCATCACAAATCATATCTTCTCTGAACATGTAGTTCACGAAGTTAGGCTTGTAAGAAAGATGGGTGGCAATCTTCAGAAAGCACTCACCAATGTAGTTACTAATTTGAGGACGAGCTTCTCCATTCTCAGCAGCAATCTTACATTGATGCTTGAACTCGATAAGTGCCTCTAGGAACTCCTTGTTATTGACGTAGTGTTCTGATTTTTTCTTCATAAGGTATGTCTTATGTTCCTTAACTATACCGTGTCATGGTTCGCAAGTCAAGCTTGACAAGACTCCATTTTACCATTAGACTAACAGTGTAGCGGTTCAAAGGATCAGCTATAGCTTATCTTTTCTATTATAGAGACCTTCAAGTATTACTCGGGCTTCATCAACAGTGCTGATCTTGCCCATAGTACGATCGGAACTCGGTGGGTTGTGTGTTCTTTCTGGGTCTATTTTTTGTAGAGACAATTCATAGAAGATAGCTACTTCTGCGTCAACTTCGACGACTGTAATAACTCTATCCTTTGGAAGCAGGAATGTATCTTCTCTAGAGAACTTCATCCAAGGACTTACCTTGGCTCCAGTCTTATTAGCAATCTGTACCTCTTCCACGACAATAGGATTTTCAAGGATGAGGTATTCTCCACTTTCATCAAAAAATGGGGTGACCATCGAAAGAACTTCTTCGCCTGAAACCATCTTAATGGCTGCTAGAAATTCTTCTTCCATTTTATTTTGTTCGTAAATTAACGTCAATAAATTCATAATTAAACGATTCCTCGTTATAAATTTTCACTCTCTCAATGAGGTGATTCATTGTATGATTGCGACGACCACCATTAGAAATGTCGTCTGCGATATCGTATAAGACAGCCTTTCTTTTGTTGGCTCCCTTGCGGAGCACACGACCGATTGACTGTAGATTTCTTACTCGTGATTTAGAGGGAGAGGCAAAGACTACATTGTGTAGATTACGAATGTTGATGCCTGTAGAAAAAGTGCCATAAGAAGCAACAATAATAGAATCTGAAGTAGTCTCTGCGATCTGTCTAGTTTTCTCGCGGTCTTCAGTCTCTACCCCTCCGTGTACCAGGAATATATTTCTAGTATCCCCGACTTTATTATTTATCAAATCGAAAAGTGGCATCCCATGCTTCTCGACATAATTGAACAGCACAAGAGTATTACCTTCCAAGTCACAGACAAGATTCCTAATGAATCTATTGCGACCTTCATGGCTTACTATGTACTCCATCTCATCCTGGTAACTAGCAAACGTTTGCTTGTCATGTTTGAGTAGAAGAACCTTGATCTCAAACTGGGAGAGGTGTCCTTCTCGGATAAGATTTTCAGTTTTGGTTACTTTGTTACAGGCACCAAAGACTCCTTCTAGGACAAGTTTATTTGTGGCACACCCATCAAGTGTACCTGTAAATCCTATCCTATACTTACAGTCATGAAGCTTGTTCATGATGTTAGTCAATGACTTAGCTTTGAACAGGTGTGCTTCATCACCAATGACAGCACCAAAGTCATTAAAGTATGTTTTGGGTAGTTTGTAGATTGACTGCCAGGTTGTAATAACTACATCCTTCTTGGACATGGGCGACGCGCCACCGTAAACCTTGTGGCAATGATGACTAGCGTTCCAACCATACTCCTCAAAGTCCTTGTACATCTGCTCCACAAGAGATGTAGTAGGTACAACAATTAATGTCTTTAGATCTTTCTTCTCAAAGAACCTAACAAGAGAATAGATCATCAGTGACTTACCAGAAGCAGTGGGAGACAATAAGAGTTTCCTCCTATGCCTCATGGCTTCATAGATTGCTTTGTACTGATAGTCTCTTACTTTATGGGGAAGTCCCAATCCTTTGACAAACTCTCCGACGGCTTCTGGAGTAACGAACTCATCAACTTCCTCAGGAAACCCGTAGAAGTTGTTGTCTTTATATGTGTATTCGTACCCGCGTTCGCGGCAGAAATGAGTAACATAAGGGAGAAGACCAGCATAAATCTCACCCGTAGCTGGGGAGAATAGTTTGATTTTTCCATCCCAGAATTTCTTCTTATACGCAGACATGAACTTGGCTTGGGGTACCTCAAAGGTAAACTCATCAGCCAACTCATACTGAACGTGGGGTTCACATTCAATTCTAAGAAAGACTTCGTTCTTCTTTTGAATTACGACGCTAGACTTCATACCCTTTCAACAACTTGGCAAACTCAATCGCGTTCTTGATTTGAAACGACTGATTGTTAATTGCCGTGAGGATGCTCTTTAGAGCATCTACCATTTGATTGTAGTAACGTAGTTTGAGTTGTGCTTTTTGCCAACTCTCATCAGAGTCGATATAGATCCCAACATCCTGCTTCAGCAGTTTTAGATGAAAGGGTTTCTCAGATTTACCAGTGTAATACTCCCAAAGGTCACGGTAAAGTGACTTCAACTTTAACTCATGCTGATCCCTCAGCAGAGTAACTTGATTGAGTAACTGTAGATATTTAGCATGGCGTCTAGGGATCGCCAGAGAGTCGTGGTCTAGTTTTTCATCATCTAGTTGTGAGTCCTTTTGCCACATGGACTCAATCATTTCAAGATTCATAAGCGATTGCCGTCTTTATCAATAAACTCTAGGAGAGTGTACTTAAAGGTTACGTCAGCAGTTACATAATCAATGTCACTTTGATCAGAACTGAACCTGATACCACCTAGTTGTGTGGGGAAACAGTTGCTGAAGATAGCAGTAGCACAAATGTTATAGTTGCTGTCCAACACCAACAGTCTAGCATCTGTAGTAATTTTTTGGAACGCAGTGGATCTACCTTCTTCAGTAATAGATTCAATGTATTCATACCAGTCCTTCTCGTGCTCTGGATTGGTAAGACCTTTTAGCCAGTTATAGATCTCATAGTAATTATCCAGATCCTCATTAATCATGAAGGTCAACTGTAGATCTCCATACTGGAGCTTGTCACCAGGAACCTCATACTGTTTTACCCTGGTATCAAAAACTCTTGTGTTGATATTGATGTCAGGGATATTTACAGACTGGCAAAAATATTCTACATTCTTTGCTCTGTCCAAGATAAACTTGAACCCAACAGGAGCAAGAAAGTTTTTATTGTCAGGTGTAAAGAGTCTTTTGCTCATTGACTGTACTCGTTAATCATGTCAAGCACTTCGTTTAGAACGGCGTGAGCCACCATCTTCTCGTTTCTAGTCCACTCGGTTCTCCACTCGCCCTGATCCAAACCATTCTTTAACTTAAGAACACGGGCGTAGATATCCACCTTAGACATTATTCCTCTAGGCATAATCAAAAATACGTGCTGATATATTTAGATAAAAAAAGAGGGACCCGAAGGTCCCTCCCTTACTTCCTTTGCGAATGGATCACATAAGGTTCTTGATGCGTACGCGACGATAGTAGGCGTTAGCATTCAGGTTGTTGCTGTTCTGAGGATCGCTATTGCTCAGAGGAGTCAGACCCTTAGCAAATGGGTTCAGGACCATGCCGTAGCGGGTCTTGAAGCCAATGCGAGGCTGGAAGGTGTCCTGACCAATTGCGCGATACATTTGGAGAGGAACATATGGGCAATAGAACAGACC